AAACTCCAGCAGTAACGTTTTCTCCAGAGGGATTACCAGAAACAAAAATAACAGTAGATCCAATACCAACTCTAGCGTGGTTGGTAGTTGTTGCCAGTTTGACTGTTCTGAACTTAGCAGAATTAGTCATCTGGTTATGATTAGGATCATGAGTCGCAGACTTAGGCGACTGAGTGATCCTATAGTTTACATTCTCAATCATACCATGACTCAGACCTGCAGTCGAATCAATGGTCAACTCAAGTGTGCTACCAATCGCTACGATTACCGCATCACCATGATAATTTTTAGGACCGTCAAAAGGAGTACCAAAACTAATTACATCTCCAACAGAAGCAGATCCAGCTTCACCAAAAGAAGTAGCTGTTCCTACAACTCTATTCGTACCATATTCGAGAGTGACAGTACCCCCCGAAAATACATTGTCGTTATTACCCCAGAGTGCCATGTCTCGTCTCTATTAAATGTTTTGCTAATTAATATTTATAAAAAGGATAGATTGCAGTTCAATCCTCCTCGCGGTTTTTAATTGCCTTTGCGACAACTTCTAATAACTGATCATCCATGTCAGTCTTGGTCAACTTAACTGCCTTAGCAAGAATAATAAGACAGATCTCAACCATTTTCTCACCCAATTCCTCATTCTCTGGAATTTTTGTAACTGCATCTTTGATGATTTTTGAAGCTAGTGGAAGTAGAAATGCAAGCATGATGACCTCAGTAGACTATATTCTATATATCGTTATTCTTTGTTAGAAACATACCTTCCCAACTTTTTATCATAACGTTTTACTTCACCAGGACGAAGACGGTCTCTTGCTTCCTTTGTCTTTCCAACAAACTTACCAAACTTCATCTTTCGATCTGCCTTAGCAAACTCTTTTTTCTCCTTGTCATACCTATCATACTTAGTTTCTTCAGAGACCTTTTTCTTACCTTGGCAATGTGCTCTCTGAGAAAATCCTTTTGGATTATTACAATCGATAGATTTTTTATATTTGTCAGACCAACCTTCATTCATTTTCTTGGTCTTCTTTTTCATTGAATTGATATATTTTCTATAGACTGCTGCCTCAGAGGTTTTGCCCATTTCTCTTGCTCTCTGTTCCATGGCGACTGCTGCCTGGATTTTGTGAGCATGAGATCTTGATGAATTACGAATCTTAGAAACCGATGCTTTAGCAGTAGCAACATCTTTAAATCCTAAACCATGAATAGTTCCCTTAGGATTCTCATCAGTGTATAAGTCAGAGTGCTTCTTAGAGTTAGCAGGTTGCCCTTTCTTTCTAGGGATACGAGGATTTGATTCCTCATTTACATCACCAGAGTTATCACCTTTATGCAAGTTCTTGAATAGATGTTTATGAAGTGGTTTTGCCTTCTTCATAATTTTATCTTTCTGAGAAAAAGTTTTTTCCTCTTTGGCAACTTTCTTTTCAGGAAGTTTCTTATGTTTAGTAGATGCAAAGTCTTTCACATCACTCTTCTTCATGTCAGCAGCTGCTTTCGCAGTCTCAGGAGTAGTCGCTGCCATCTCACCTTTTTGAATGGCGCGAACTATTCCAAAAAAACGTTGCTGCTTCTTAGATACTGCAGGCATCAGTCACCTCTATAACGAGAACCAGGACGAGGACCAGTAGCATCGGTCATCTTCTGAGCATCAGTTCTGGTGTCCTTGGGTGCATTCTTTGCCATCTGCTTGAGCTGAGCAGCACGTTGCTTCTCACGATCACCAGGTTGATATGGTTTTCTCTTTGCTGCTGCTTCGCGAGAGATTCTCATCTGATCAGCAATACTCAGTTCCTTTGCCTCACCCATTGCTTTTGTGGGTTCTGCTTTTGACTTGTCAAGTTCCTGTCTTCTTCTCTGAGCAATCATCTTATCGAGCATTGCCTTCTTTTTCTGCATCTGAACTTCTTGAGGAGACATTTCCTCACCCATGTGATCAGCAGATTTATAACGCTTGTCACCTGCCATCATTTTCTGATATGCAGGAGTGTTACCTTTTTTATCAGCGTTGGTGACGACCATACGCTTGTCTTCAGACTTTTTTGGCGTTTCTCCGCCTCCGTAGACTGCCTCATCAACATTCTCTTCTTTCAGTTTGTCAGCGACTTTAAGTGCTGCCTTTCTCATACCACGCTTAGCGGAGGTTTTGATTCTCTGAACCATAGGTGATACTGCTCTCTTAGCATCTCTAGCAGCATGATATCCTTTGTATGCAATTTTACCAAGGAAACCCTTTGCTTTCTTCTTCAATTTGTCTCTGGTTCTTTCAGATTTAGGTCCTTCAGTGTCATGACCCATAGTTACTTTTGCTTCTTCAAGGGCATGGTCTACTGCCTCAGGATCATGTCCTTCATCAACTAGTTCCTGACGAAGACCCTCTACCATGAAATCATACTCACTGATCTCAGTCATTTCGATGAGTTCCCCTCCCATCTCCTCAACTGCTTCACCTAATTTAGGGTTGATTTTGATTTTATTCTTTACGTTCTTTTCTTTGATAGGTTTAGAGTCAATATCGTCAGTCATGATCTCGGAGAGGTCTTGCCTCCAGGATGAATATGCTTCCTTCATAGACTTCTTCATAAGTGCAGATTTACGTCCTGAAGGATTAGTCATAGCAATTCTGCGTTGCATCTGTTTGTTGACTTCTTTTTCATCACCAGCAGCAACTGCTCTTTGCTCTTTGTCATATGCTTTTTGAGTCTGACGTTGCATCTTCTCTTTAGGAAGTGCCTTGTACATTTCATCCACATTATCAACATCCTCTTTCTTGTATTGAGGATGGTCATCCAGTTTCATACCACGCTTCTTTTCGAGACGTGCTTTGCGTTCTTTGGTGCCCTTTTCAGGATCTTCATCACGGACACCTTCGGACATTCTCTTCTTCATTGCCTTGCCGATTGCCTTACGACGTTTCATCAAGTAAGAATCGGTGCTGTCCTTCTTACCGTCATTATTGACATCACCGTCTTCCTTTCCGACAGGATCAAGTGACTCATTAGTTGGAGGGGGAGGAAGTTTTTTGCCCTTTAGTTTTCCTTGTGCCTGAAGTTTTCTGTCATAGGCAAAGACATCGACCTTATTCTTTTTCTTCGCAGCATCTATGCGAGCAGCACCCTTAGGATCAATTATTTCATTAACCTGCTCAACCTCTTCAAAATGAGGGTTCTTCATTGAAGTCCCCATCTTCTCCATATCTTTACGTGCCTTTTCATTATTCTTCTGACGCTTTTTCATATCTGGTTCCAGATACGTGTCGTCTTTTTTCTCAGCAATTTGCTCTAAGTAAATCTTTGAGAGGGGATTCAAAGGATTAGGACCAATACCATTAGACATGGGAATTCGCTACTTTCTTTTCTTATTCTTATTTATGAAATTCTTAATACTAGATGTTCCTGTTGCTGCCATTGCATTTTTAAGATATCCAGTCGTACCATCAAGAGTATTAGGTTTACCAGGAACTCTCATACGTCTATCCATTGTTTTTTCAGTATACTCCATAACATCACGTATCCAAGACTTAAACATATAGTCTTCTTTAGTTACACAGATTAAATGATTGGTCCCTCTACGGACAATCTTCCCAATCAAACCAGTGTGAAGACTTTCAACAATATCACCGATCTTATAGATGACTCCATTTATGTACTGCTCACGAAGTCCTTTAGCATCAAATCTAGGAGCAATCTCCCACATCTCTGCAACTTCTTTCTTCTTCGCTTTGATTTTCATACCAGAACGAACAGCATCAAAGAGTGCTTGAGTATCACCATCATCTAATTCTTTAGGAGTGCCGCGACGGAAAGCATCAAAGTCATCATCAACCACAGCCTTTCTCATTTTGGATGCTGACATACCCTCAACACCTTCAGCATCCGCATCTCTTACACCAGCAGAAATGACACGAATCAGATCAAAATTATAAAGATCTCCATTATACTTCTGTGCCAAATTCTCAAACTCAGATTGACGATCTGATCCTACAACGATATTAACATTCTTATATCCTTGTTCGTCTGCTGTTGTAAGAACATTAAAGATAGATCTCATTTGATCATCATTAACAATATTCTCCTCATAGTCGGGGAACATCTTCTTCATAAATCCAATCTTCATGTCAGGATCAAGTGGATTCTTCTTAGGATCCTGAGAACGTGAAGGATAAATCTTCAAGTCTTCCCCTGCTGCTGCTTTCTTTGCGGCAGCAAGAAGTTTGCCATGTCCTACAGTAGGGGGATTGAAACGACCAAATGTAACGGTCAGAGTTTCTGTAGTCTCTCTAGAACCTTCTCCACCCTCACCTGCTTCTGCTTTCTTTGCGCCAGTCGCCTCAGGTGCAGTTTTCTTAGGTTCTGCCTTAGGTTCTGGTCTTGCTGATGCTTTTGGTTGTGTAGGTTTGTCATCCTCTACTTTCTTTTTCTTCTTATCAATAAACTTTAACTTACCATCTTCAGTAGTCGCAACAAATTTTCCACGGGAGTCTAACCAACCACCGTGTCCATCACTCTTTAGGTTCAGTTTTTTCGCCTGCATACTTGCTTGCGACTGCGCCTCTGTCAGAAACTGAAAGAAACTTTTCATTGATATTGATAGTCCTTATACATTATTTAGTAAATTTTCAAAAATGGTCCATTAGAATTACCAAATTCTTTTTTTGCACCATAGTAAAGCGCAGTACACCATTCTTTTGATTTACCTTTCTTTGCTATTGTCACCCAAATATTTGCCCACTCCATAGCAACTAACTTAGAAGAAAATCTTCCAGCAGAACTTCTATCTGCTTTCTTCGTTTCATACATGATTGCATAATCTAGAACTGATTCAAAACCCTCAGCAACTCTCCTATTATTTTCATATACAGCAACCTCACCAAAGTCAACCATATCAGAAGAATCTAACTTCTTATACAAATCAATCCAGTATCGTTTAGCAGAATCAGTCCACTCACCAACAGGGGGGATGTTTTTATCCTTTGCTGCTGAAGTTGGACGATTTAATCCCATACCCTCAAGAAAAGAATCTAATGCAATACTGGAAACTTTACCAAGTTTAGCCCCAGCATCCTTTCCCTTTGGTGTAAGATCTGTTTGAACTAGATTCCTTTCCTTGGAATACTGAAAGTTTCTAGACTGCCCATGAATTTTGCCACCCATAGCAGTTTCCATATCAAAACCAAGTTCACCAGTATCAAATAAAAATGGTTTCTTCTTTCCTAATGTCAATGTGCATTTCAAAGATCCCTTAACCATATCAACTTCAGTCGGTATACTCTTTCCTCCGGCATTAGCAACTTCTGAAGAAGCGTTCTTTTTATTTTTTGCAATTGCTTTTAAGGAAACTCCAATAAGCAATTTTTCATTCAGAGTCTCTCTCATGTAAGCATTAAGCAATCCTAGTTTTGCTTCTTTAGACATTCCTTTTATATTAGTCAGTTCTTTTATAGTTCCCTCAATAACTTTTTTCTTACTCTTCTTGACTAATACAATATCCATGGGATTCCAACGATCCTTTACAGACACACCACACTCTATCTTTGCAATCTTCTCAATATAAGGCATTATTCCATTATCTCTGGAATATTCATACCCCTTGTTTACGCCTAAGTATTTCTTTAATGCTGCTGTTTGTTTACGGTAGGTGTCTCTCCATTCTGGTCCATACCCATCGTAGACAGACAGCATCATTTTATCTGTTGGTTCTTTTCCTTTTTCTATAACATGTTCAAAGAAAACTCTTGAACCATTTTCCTGTTTGGCAGTCTCTCTTGCGTCAGTTGCCATTACCCTTTTTAAATATTTATGGAGTTATGGGGACTCGAACCCCAAACCTCCTGCGTGCAAAACAGGCGCTCTACCAATTGAGCTATAACCCCTTGAGATATTCCTTTTCGTTTTGATAGGGAACTGTCTCTCCCGTGTATAGTTTCCATCCCTCATGAATTTCAGGAACTAACCACTGATCAACCCGATAACAGTATTTCCAATTAACGGGTTGAATACAATTAATTACTACTACAGTCCAAAATGCTGTGATGTAGTTGAAAACAGTGAGCATTAAACGTCGCCTTCTTGGCGATTTTCAGAATAGTGGACATCGAAGTTACCACCAGGATAACGTTTCATAAGTTTGTCAACATTCATCTCAATCACCTCATCAAAGCTAGTATCGAGTGCCATACATGCCTGTGCTAGATACCAACAGATATCACCCAGTTCACGCTTCATATGAAAGATATTCTCTTCAGTGTATGGTTTGCCCTGGAAAAGAATTTTCTTTACAACTTCAGTGAACTCACCAGACTCCGCAGTTAGACCAAGAGCAGCAGTGAGCAACTGAGAAGTATTAGTTCCAGTTACTTCAAGTTCAGCAAGACGAGATGCCATTGCACCATAGTCAAGACTAGGTTCACTGGTAACTTCTCCA